AAGGAAGGATATTCTTACAAAGTCTGGATACCCCACTCTCCCTGCTCCAACAAAAGTAGGACCAGATGGGAAGCCAGTCACGACTCCAAATGCCCCCACGACTTCTACAAATGCCTCAGGATCAACGACAACTCCTCCACCTGCTTCTGGGACGCCAAATGCTCCTACGACGACTGGCGGGGCTACAACGCCTCCTACTATGAATCCAGATGGAACTCCTGCTGCAAGTGGGACTCCTATACAGCAAACTCCTCCTGTTACGACTCCACAGGATACTGGTATTGCGGCAGCTCTTCAGAATCTCCCACCAGAGTATGCTTTCTTAGGCCCTCTCTTTCAGCAACAACAGGCACAGATTCAAAACGCGATCTCAAGCAATAAGACAGAGGCTCAAAAGCAGATGGATAATCTGGATCTTTCTTATAAGTCTATTGCCGATACCATTCAACAGTCGAAAGACGACTACACAACCACGGCTGATGCTATTAAAGGCATGTTGGATGAAGTGAAGAAGGATAGCGAACAGAATGTCTCTAATCAGGAGACCTCAGCTCAGAACAAGTTACAGTGGACTCTGGACCAGAACTTAAGAGCTGATGCCAAAGCTAAAGTGGATCAGCATAACTCCATGGTTGCTCAGATTGCTCTTTCCGGTGGATTTGGACAGGATGCAGGACTACGAGAAGTCGCTACAAGTGATGCAACATTTGATCAAAAGATGTCTGACCTTCGGACGACATTTGGCTATGACAGTACGGATTTAAGTGCAAAGTTCACTTCTATGCAGGTTGCGGCGAGGAAGGATTACGCGGATAAGAGCATTGCGAATATGAAGGACTTACAAAGTCATCTTGAGACTCTTTCTACACAAGGAAACCAGAATACTGTCGCTTGGACAACGGCTCAGAATAATCTTCTGAAGGATTCTTGGAACACTCAGGTTGGGCTACGCAAAGATCTTGCTTCGAGTAACTTGGATATGGGGAAGACGATCGGAACGATGGTGGAGAATCGCCAGAAAGCTATTGCAGAAGCCGCAAAGGCTAAGGAGACGAACAGGATCAAGGAAGAAGCTATTGCTGCTGCTAGTGGTACCCGTGCAGATGCAAGAGCAACTGCAGCTGGTGTACATAATGATGCTTTATCTCAACAGTCAGCTCAGGGCATTAGCACTCAACTACAGGCTATTCGAGGAAAGTTGCAAACAGCTTCCCAGCCTTATGACGTGTATATCAACGCACAACAGTTTAAGAGTTCCTTTGACGATGCCTATAGCCTCTTCACGGCAAAAGATGCTACAGAAGGAGACCGGGCAACAGCAGACGCTCAGATGGCCTTTCAGTTCAGTCACTTCCAGAACATTGGCTCTCTCCGTATTCAAGAAGTAGCCGGAGACGCGGCTAAAGGAAATCAGTCTGCCGCTGCAAAGTTCTCTGCGAATATCAATGCTTGGCTCAATGGTGGTTCTGCTCTTGACCCCACTGTTCGAACAGCCATGAAGACGTTGATCGAAAACCATACAGCTGATCTACAAAAAGCAGCCACTTCTTCGATCCTTACGGCATGGAGTGACGCACGTTCTGCAAATAGAAACTTCCCAAATGCTCCGTCTCCGATCACTCCCGATCAATTAACCTCTGATCCTGCACTTCTGAATGCTATGTACCAAGGACAGGATAAATCTGCTGGAGACTTTTGGGATAGTGGTGGCTCAGCATCCTCTCAGAGTTCTTCAGCTCCAACCGGAGCTTTTTCCCCCTCCGCACAAATGAAAGGCGGCGTGAGTACAACAATCGGCACCAGAACTGTGAGCGGAACACCTCAAATGCTCACCGCTTTACAATCCGCTGATGCTGCAATGTTCAAGGCAACAGGACAACACCTCCAAATCAATTCTGATTTTAGAACAGGTGCACAACAGCAACAGGCTTATAATGACTATTTGAGTGGGAAGATCGCTCGTGCTGCTCCTCCCGGTAGTTCACTCCATGAAAAAGGACTGGCAGCAGACGTGACGAACTGGAAGGAAGCTGAACCCTATCTTGTTGCCGCAGGTTTAAGTCCTCTTGGGCCTATCGGTTCCAAGATCCGAAGCGAAGATCCTGCACATTTCCAATTAGGAGATTCTTATAGTGGGAATGTCGCCTATTCTAATAACTCTCCTGATGCTCAACTTTAATCCCACAGGCGCAGGTTCTACCTTGGGTCAAGGTATCCCTAATGCCCCATCCACAACGGCAGTAAATAACAAGGTAGCTCCAACGCTTCCTACGCCTCCTCCTGTCGTTCAACCTCCAAATCCTATTGTTCCACAGGGATTGAAAACTATGGCTCCAACTCCGCAGGCTCCTCAACCCGCACCTGTAAAATCTGGGTTTGATACTCAGGGACTTTTAGATAATTTTAGTATGGGCGTACCACAAGCAGCAGCACAATCTACGCCTCCTCCATCTACGACAAGTCCGAAAATTAGCAATGATATGTTCCAAACGATGAGGAATACAATGGATGATTCTACGATCATGCACAATATCTATAATGCAGACCCTGCATTCAAGGCGAAGGTAGACATGATGAAGCCTTTCTATAATAGTCAATCTCCTGACTGGCAGTCCCGTTTCCCAACATTCGCATTAAACAAGTATTATAACGTTGGAGTTAACTTGCCAAAAGATCCTTCAACGAATGCTCTTTTGAGCGGCATTACTAGCCCAGATGCGGCAACCGCACCTTGGTTTTCTAATGAAAAATTTGGTTCAGGGGATATGAACCCAATTGATAATGCTTTGGGTATGGCAGGAAATTTCTTGCAGGAAGCAGGGAACACTATTGCTCATCCTATAAAAACTGCACAAGGAGTTATTTCTAGCACAATCGGAGCAGGAGAACTTGCTGGCCGCGCCGCCATTAAGGGCATTGATGCCATTAGTGGAGCTGGGACAATGGATCTCTTGAAAAAGATCGTTGCAGCTCACCCAGATGAACAGGGTCCAGTTGCTTCAGCACTGAGGGCGTTAACTTCCACCACACCAGACCAAGCAGGACTCTTGGACACGTTAAAAACCTATGGCATTACTCCTAAAGGTATTTCTATTGCTGATCCTACAGATCCAACGAAGCAGACGTTGGTTAAGGGTCTATTTGAGCACCCACTTCTACCATCATTGATGATTGGAGGTGGCCTATCAAAGCTCAATGATGCTACTGGGGCGGTTGATAAGGCTATGGCCCCTGTCGATAATACGGTTTCCTCTGTAGTGCAAGGTGCGAAAAATATTGCAGGTAAAATCACTGGAAAAGCTGCCACCCCGCAATTCTCACCACAAACGAGTCTCCTCGCTGAGTATTATGGGACAACACCACAGAAGATCACTTCGAGTATAAAGAACGCGGGGTTAGATACCGCTGATGGTGTCCAGCCTATCGAAGACCATCTATCGAAGACGTTTGGCAAAGACCACGCAGGGTTTGGAGACTTTGTAGACCAAAAGTTGGGAGATAGCGCTACCCCTGCTGACTATAATGCGGCAGAGAATGCGAGGATTGATGCTACGAAGATGCCAGACCAGACTCAGGCTTTCCAGAGAGCAGTCCAGCCTAAAATGAGTGCGGCAGATACGAAAAAACTCCTTGAATCGAATCCCAAACTCGTTCAAGAAGGAATGAACAAAACAGGGATATTAAAAGGATCCCCTGGATCTTCATTCACAAAAGATGATGCAAGTCTCGCAGAAGTCGCCAAAACAATCCCAGACTTCAAACCAGTAGCGAACTCTAACAAACATCTTAGCATGAAAGAGGCTGTTGATAACACTGTTGCCGTGCATGACGCGATCACTAATGAATCAAACGCTCTTAGACAACAGATGATTAAGGCTGGTGACGGAGCGATGAACCCAATAGAGACTCAGTCTCGTATCAGTACAGCTCTTGAAGGAATGAAAAAGTATTTTAGAGGTGACAGCGCGAAGATCGACGATGTGAAAACTCTTGCACAAGAAATAAGCCAAGATCACAAAGGAACATGGTCTGGACAATGGGAGGCAAGGCAGGAGTTTTATAAACAGGCAGAACTCAAGTGGGGGAAGAATATATGGGATAAGGGAAATACCTACTCTCAAGCCGTAAAGACCGTTGGGCAAGAATGGAATGGTGCCATCCATGATGCGGCCTCTCCTGCTGGAATTGATTTCCAACCTCAAATGGAACGGCTTAGTTCTATGTATGACATTCGAGGGAATCTCACGAGTCATGTCACCAACGACATTTATAATTCCAAACTCAAGAATCTTCTGAAGAATAATGCTGCTGCAAGAATCCTCACGAAAGCTGCTGCGAATACAGTAGGATTAGGCGCAGCTCACGAAATTCTTTCCCATTAATCCTTCCTCGACTCGTTCACGCCGTAGAACACTGCCATTGCTAGAAAAAATACGATGTACCACATAGCTGCCTATCCTATCAGAAAACTACTCTGCTGTCCATGACCCTCTCCCCCACCATCCGTCTCGCCCTTCAAAAGCTCTCTGATGCACAAGCTCAGAGACAAGCTCATATTGAGCAAACTCAAGCCAAAAGGTCTGAGGAGAATATGACGAATAAGATGATCCAAGCCTTAGAAGGAATCGGAAAGGTTACTTCCTTACAAGGGCCCAAAGGAGATCCTGGTTACACTCCTATTCGAGGTATCGACTACTTCACAGAGCAAGATGTACGAATACTTCTGCAAGCTGCTACTCCAATCAAAGGAACCCACTATTTTGATGGAGAAAGTATCCAAGGTGAACAAGGTCCACAGGGTGAGGCTGGTCCTATGGGGCCCATCGGTAAATCTGGAGTGGATGGCGAGGATGGAGCCGACGTAGATATGGCAGAAGTGATTGCAGAAGCAAAGAAGGTGGTTGATACAACTCTCAAGAATCTTCCAAAACAAGACTCTTTCCTCTTGGCAGGAAAGAAGGTCTCTACGACAGAACTACAAGACAAGGATATTTTACAATACAATAAAGAGAAGGATCAGTTTGAGTTTGTGAAGCTCCCAAAGAAGGAAGTCCAACCCTTCTTTTCTGGTGGAGGCCCTTCTGCTTCAACTCGCTATCGTATCAAAACAGTCACTGCTTCTACCGTCCTCGATCCTCTCGATCAGATCGTGTACGGAAATGCTGGAGGAAACATCACGATCACACTACCTTCAGCCGCAGGACAAGAAGGTACATGGTTGAATATTAAGAAATTGAACGCAAGTAATACCATTACGATAGCTGCCGCAGGTTCGGACACTATTGATGGACTCTCCACTGTTGTTCTCACTCAACAATATACATCATTAGAATTTGTTTCTAATGGAGTTTCCTCATGGCTGATCAAATGAGCTACTTACCCGCCAAATATGTCGTACAGGCTACAGATACAGCTCAGCCTAATGAGCGTGTTCTCACAGCTGGTAGTGGTATTACGATAACAGATGCAGGAGCGAACTCTACAATAACTATTTCTGCATCTGGTGGTGGTGGAGGTGCAACCATTGGTGGAACCGTCACAGGAGGAACAGCTAACTCCGTCCTCTACATAAATTCCACAGGGAAGCTGGCACAGGACTATCCGAATTTTACCTATGCCCAATCTAGTGGCATATTTACCGCTCCCGTTATATATGGGACAACAGAAGTCTTATCGTCAAGAATCCGTCTCTCGACGGTGAGCAGTATTTTTGGGGCAGTTCTGTATGCTTCAGATTCGCCAATCGGCGGGACGCTCACAACGGACGTGAATACGTTCTTCTTTCACCCGAATAATAGACAACTAGGTGTAGGAATCAACACCTTCATCAGCGGAGAACGAATGCGCGTGAAGGGTGCAACACTTTCTCCGACGGCTCCTACATCGCCCAGTTCCTCTATTAACTACAACCAGTCCACGGGTTACAACACCGGAGGCTATTCTCACACCTACAAGATCTATTCATATAAGACCGTCGATGGCGTGACTGCCTATTCACCGACGTATATTAGTGGCGGCGTAACGGATGACGGAAGAGTCCTGAGTTCTCCCGCCGCATCGTCATTCAGTGGTTTCCAGAACTTTTCAGGATCAGGCTACACCGATGGAACGGACACCATCTCCTACACCCTGATTCCCTATACAGACTATCCAGCGGGGAGAACGATGGGTTCGTCGCAAGCTGTAGGCATCGCAGAATCAAACTCGGGAAACCCCTTCAGCGTGGATTTCAATTGGGCAGACGTTGGGGCCTCGGGTTATTACTTAACGAGAAACATCTCCTCTATCGGAACAGACGAATATCAAGACGTTGGAAACGTCACCAGCTATTCGGATACCAATAGCGGCTTTGGGGCGGGTGCGCCTTCAGATCCAAGTACGGTTCCAGATCGTTACAATGTTCAGATCTTCATGACTCCTCCGGGTGGAGAGACGGGGTTCATTGTCACACTGTCTGATACCTATAACGGCTATACCGATAACTATTATCGTCTCCTCGGTCCGGGCACTACCGCATTTTCCGACGACAACACTGGATGGCTCACCCCCACGCCCAATCTCTCAAACACGACCTATCTAGGACCGTGGCTCTATGCCGAAGGTGACTACACGATTGTAGGGAATGGAACGATCACAGGAAGGATCGACCAGACAGGAGGATTCCATTCTGATAATCTCTTTGGGCAGTTTGATGGAACGTACGGAACGGTTGTGCCTATTGCAAAGGGTGGAACGAATAACACGGGATTCACCCCCTCTGAGCTCATCTTCAGTAATGGCTCCGCGCTCCTCTCTGCAAGTCAACTTTTCTATTTTGAGGGATATGGAGTCACACAGCTACAGCTTTTTTCATCCTACGCCACTAATAAGGGATTACTGATAAAAGGTGCTGCGTCACAAAGTGGGAATCTCTTGGAGTTCCAGAACATCGCATCGACACCCATAGCCTATGTTTCCAGTTCGGGTCGAGGATCGTTCTCTCAAGATGCAGTGCTTGTCGGGATCAACCCGAGCAATAATCAAGCAGGTTTCGTCGTTAACGGAAACGCCAGCGGAGCGAACGGCTATGCAAACTGCTACATTTACCGAGGTTCAACATCGCAGTCTTCTGGCACGCTTAACGGAACGAATGGCAGCAATGAATGGTTCAGCGGCCCGATAGAATCGAGCCAGGACTTCACCTTCTACAACTTCAACAAGGGCATTCAAGTCGTCCTTGGATATGGTACGAATGCCACAAGAATGACGATCAATACTATTGATAATGCTTCCATAGGATTAGTGGTGAATGCTACGGCTTCCGCTTCTGTGGATATTCAGCAATGGCAAAAGAATGGTGCAGTGGTTGCATTGGTGAATTCCGCAGGAAATCTCATTCTAGGTCTCGCAGGGACTCAAACAGGTACCATAAAATTCAATGGAACAACATCAGGAACCGTAACACTTGTCCCTGCTGCTGCTGCGGGAACATGGACGATGACGCTTCCTACTTCTGGAGGAACAAGTGGGTATGTCCTGTCTACAAACGGATCAGGGGTTACATCTTGGGTAGCGCAATCAGGTGGAAGTGGGATCACTCGAAATATTAATAGTGTTTCGACGAATACTACGGCAGCAGCAGCTGCATCGACGGACTATGTGTACCTCTGTAGTAGTACTATGACGTTGACCCTTCCTACTGCCGTATCCAATACAAATCGCTATTCCATAAAAAATTCAGGGAGTGCTACGGTCACAATAGCAACAACTTCCGCACAGACAATTTTTACTACGGCAGCCGTCTCAACACTCACTCTCGCACCAGGTGAAAGTTATGATCTTGTTAGCAATTCTAGTAATTGGTTCGTTCTATAATTTTATGAGTTTCCAAATCTCCAAAGGCAATCCATCTTCCTTCTTCGTTGCTGCTTCCGATGCAACGGCAGCAGACAAGCAACGTGCGGATTTTGTGTGTTCCGGCACAGCCGATCAGACGCAGATTAATACCTACATTACGAAATTACTGGCTAATGGCGGAGGGGCCGTCTATCTCTCTGAGGGAACTTTTACCCTATCGGCCACTATAGCGATCACAGGCGATGGGACATCGAATGGACCGACCGTTAGTATCCTTGGAGCAGGGAATAGGAATACTATCCTGGTTCCTTCTACAGGAACGCATGGTGTCACCATCGCAGGAGCGACGCAGGTGAAGATATGGGATATTCAATTCAACTTACTTGGAACAAGTGACGCGATCCACTCAACAGCTCCTGTCGCTTCTCCCTATTGGTCCTTCTGGCAGTCGAGCTTTAAGAACCTTTTCATCAAAGGAGACTTCTCGGCTCACTCAGGATGGGCGATGAATCTTGAAGCTCCTTTCCGCTCTACGTTCGAGAACATCGAAGCACAGGGGCTGGGAAACGGCATCTATCTTAAGTCTACAAACGTGAACTTCAATCCTGGGAACTGTACGTTCATCCGCTGCTTCATGGATCTAAACGCGGCAGTCAATGGGGTTGCCTACAAGCTCCATACTCAAGACGGCAAGGGTCTGATGAATATTTGTACATTCATCCAGTGCGAAGCAATAGACTCGAAGGCTTCTTCCACTACGTCGATTGGCTGGTACTTACTCGGTAGTACAACGGATTACCACCAGACGAAAGATATTGTCATCATCAACTCAAATATTGAGCAGTTCAATACTTGCGTGAAACTTGTGCATTCGTCTGATAACGACATTACTTTGTCCTATGCAGACACGAAAAATTCTTCCGCAACGGGCGCCATCTTCGACTTGTCTAGTACGGTCCAAGGTGGATCGACCAAGAATGAATGCTACGCACGATCTGGTTACGTCGCACCAAGCACCACGACGAATTTTGTGAACGACGGGAATACGGATGCAAATGCTTCAAATATCTTCGGTAAGTTTGAAGCGTATGTAGATACAGGTGCAACCCTCTCAGCCACTACTACTTCGGCAACCATTCTAAAGGAAGTACATTCAACGGGAGTCGGGACAATTGATGCAAAGCTCACAGGGTTTCCTCTACCAGGGAACAAGATTCAGGCTGTGAAAGTTTCTTCTACGTCACCGACGTCGAACCAAGTTCTCACAGCAACATCCTCTACAGCTGCCGGATGGTCTACACCAAGTACGAATGCTGCGACCGTTACGACGAATGCTAATCTCACAGGACCAATTACATCCGTCGGAAATACTACGTCCATTGCTTCGCAAACGGGGACAGGAACGAAGTTTGTCGTAGATACTTCCCCATCTCTCATTTCTCCTACTGTATCCTCTGGAGACCTGACCATCACGAGTGGAGCGATACAGGCTAATTCACAAGTACTATTCAATTCCAATGTCTACACCCAGTTCCAGGCAAACGTGGCAAACATTAATTTGAATTTCAAGACCGTGGCAGGAACAGGAGGAATAGTTTGTACGGTCAATGGTTCTAAAGATGCCTTTATCGTTAATAGCACTGGAGTACTTCAGGGGCTCGCAGGAGGTTCTAGTGGGTCTTCTAAAATAGGTGGGATTATTTTCAATAGCTTCACGGATACTTCAAGTACAAGTACGAACGGGACAGAGGATGATCTGTATTCCTACACCATCGCTGCCAGCACGCTTGCGATTAATGGTGATAGTCTCTACCAGCGCGAACATGCACAGTTCGTGTCCTCAGCAACAGCTTCACGACGTATTAAGAAGTATTTTGGAGGTACACTCATCTTTGATTCTGGTGCATTGACTCTGACGCTCGGTGGAGATTTCATTCTCGATACACAGGTTATTCGGGAATCGTCTAGCGTTGTCAGAGTGAGTGTGAGTGTGGTTACGACCTCTGCTTCCTCCGTTCCATACGCAACATATACCCGCATTACTGGTCTTACATTGACCAATACCCAAGTTCTCAAAACAACTGGCATTGCGGCAGGTACAGGCGCAGCGAGTGGAGACATCATCAATAAACTTTCTAAGGTAACATTCGAACCAGCCGCTTGAAGTTCACCCGCTTAATTCTTTCCTTCTTCTCTCTATGAGTATCACTATTGATCAGCCAATTGTTTTAGCCTCAGCCCAAACGATCACTTTTGACCAAGTGTATATCCAAGGTGGTGCTATTGGTAAACTTAGTGCTCTTGTCACTTTCGTTGTAACAAACGAGAAAGGCGAGCGCATAGATACCTTGGCATTAAAGTACGAAGGAGAGGATTGGAATGTCTTTCAGAAAAATTTCAATTCTTGGGGATACCTTTACGAAGAGTTGGTAAAAAAGCAGAAGCTCGATGTGAAGATCGATCCAAAAGTCGAAGAAAGTTTTGTGAACGTTGTCGATCCAGTAGAATCTATCTTTGTAGAACCCATTCCCCAATAATATCTTATGGAAGAAGTACTCCCACCTACCATCGCGAAGACTGCACAGGAACTCCTCACAGAGTTCATGCAAGAAAAGAACATCGTACTGAGCATCGCGAAGGCTCAAGTTGTTCACAGTGAAGATGGAAGTGTTACCGTTCGTCCTGTTGGATTTACCGTTTCTTTCGCAAAAACTGAGTAATCCTCTTCCAAATGACCAATCGCCCTTCCGATTCGGACCACAACCTCCTCGTTCGTATCGATGAGAGGACGCAGCGTCTTGAAGAAGATGTGAAGTCCATGAAAGAACAATACATTTCAAGGGGAGAGTTCGAAGCAAGATTTGCCCCAGTACAAAAGTTGGTATTTGGGCTCGTTGGTGTGATACTATTATCCTTTTTTGGAGCTGTAGCCACTTTCTTCATAAAATGATCAAATGGATTATGTACATTGGCGTGTTCATAGCATTCCTGTTTGCTCTCGTATTTTTTCTGGGAAGAATTCTTGAAGTGAACCCCGTGACGTATCCACTTACTCCTTTTGCATTACGACAAAGAGTCTACACACAGGGTGAACAGGTTATTTTCTCAGTAACACGATGCGCAACAAAAGATACTTCCTATAAATTCGCAGCAGAGCTTGTGAACAAAAAAACAAGCGTGAGAAAACTCTTAGGAGGAGCGAACGTCTTTGCGAGAGAAGGGTGCGAGACAATAGATTCAGTCCCAGAACTCCTCCCAGATCCGCTAGAAGAAGGAACATATAGCATAGAATTCGTCATTGAATCTGAGGGGATCTTTAGAAACTTCAAGCAAAGCAAGCGAACAGACTATTTCCTTGTGAAAAATGCACGTAAATAAACTTCTCTTTGCATTGGCATGGTTTACGATCCTCTCTTGGGCGGTGTTGCTCTTGTTGTGTATTTTCTGGCTCGTATGGCCCTACCATGTTATTGATTTTACCTACAATGAACTACCGATCTTGAATGAGAATCACATTGTTCACCGTGGACAGCCTGTTTTGTGGAAAAGCGACCATATCCACTATACAAACGGAGTGAAGGTCATAATCACCAAGAATCTTGTTTGCTCAACACTCACACAATTCCCTGATACAAGCTATCTCACAAAAGCAGGAAGTTTCACAGCCGTCAATTCTTCGGTGACGATTCCGAGTAATAACGTCTTGGGAAAGTGCTTTGTGAATATTCTCAGTGTCTTTGCAATCAATCCTCTCCGATCTATCACCTTTGAAAAACACACAGAAGGCTTTACGGTAGTCCCGTAAGGAGTAACATGATTAATAAATGAACCAAGACCTCACCAAGACAGAGAAGATTGCTCTCGCACTACTCTGTGCGGAAAAGACAAGGCGTGGTATCCTTGTGGAAGAGGAACTGGATGCAATAGAAAGAGCGTTCACCCTTGCATATAAGTTTGGCGATGTATCCCATAAGCATACAAGGATATGAAGTACGTCTTCCTACACCATAGTGCATCCAGCACGCCAGGATTGCAGCTAAATGAGATAAATGCATACCATAAATCGAAGGGTTTCACTAAAAGTACGCTTTCCTTTTATGTCGGATATAACTTCGTACTGGACCGCAACTTTCAAGTAACCCAAACACGCTCAGAATTTGAGGAAGGCTGTCATACCGTCACTCCTAAATTTCCAGATGCAAACAAGAATGGCATTGGTATTTGTATGGCTGGGGACTTTACGAAAGAGATTCCTAGCCCCGCACTCCTCAACCTCTTAGCTCCTCTTCTTGCTGATATACAGGTCCGCCATAGGATTCCAGAGAGTGAAGTCTGGTTACATCGAGAGGTAGAGAACATGCCAGGGGGGACGTATACAGAGTGTTGCGGCCAGGATTTTCGCAGTTTAACAAAGGCTCTAAGGAAAACGTGGCTTCAGAACAAGATCAACAGCCTCCGAGAGTTGATTGTGAAGACAAACCAGCCTCGAACATCTACGGTACAAGTCTACTTAGATTCCTGTATCTGGCTTCTCGCACAACTTTAGTTCTTACCTATCTCTCTATGGCAACCTCAGTTTCTAACTCTATGAATAGTCACGATTGGGTTCGAGTCCTTGAAACACTCGCACAAGGTGCAGGTGCTGCGATTCTTACCTACCTTGCTGGAGCGATCCCTGCGATGGATTTAGGTTCGTACAAGCCTCTCGGGATGCTTGCCGTTCTCGTGATCTCAGAGATCGTGAAACGGTACCTCCAATCTCCGACTGTCGTAGTTCCCGACGTCGTTCCTGTCGTTCCTCCTACTCTATAAGGAAAACTTGTATCCTCGTACACCTCTTTTTGATGGTGGTCTTAGGGGTGACAATGTTCGGACAATACCCTACAAGTAGTGGAGGATTCTCTGTTTCAGGATCTTCCTCTAGCCCATAGGACGAGAGTTTGTATCTTGTAGACCACTTTATCTCTTCTGACTTCCCAAATCGTTCTAAAACGATTATGAGAGAAGCAGAAGCATCTGTAGTCTCGTAGTGTAGGATTATCTTTCAGTGGAACGAGTTGGCGTACATGAAGATCCAATGAAGAGTGGCAGATGCTGCATTTACCGTAGTATCTTTTGATGGTGTTTTCGACGAGTGAGTCCACCGAGATAGTATACTCCTAAAATGTAATTTTCTCCTCACTGTTACGTCTCATGTATTATTCCCCCCATTATTTTATGAAAGACAATAATCAACCAGTCCCGAAGACAGAACAGGAAGCCCAAGCAGAAAAGTCAGCAAAAGACCCTAAAGACAATCGTTAACCTTCTTTAACTCAGCCTCACTGGGTGGGGCTGTTTTATTTCTTATCCTCGATAATTCCCACTCCGTAAATCATCATATTCATATACCACTTCCTAAAAGCCTCTTCTAGTAACGCCTTATGTAGTAGTTGCTTCTTTGTGAGTTTCTTAGGCTTCTTTCGTAACTCAATTATTCTAGTTTTCTTGTTTACACGATATTCCTTCAAAAAGTTCTCCTCTGTCCACGAACAAGGGTCTATTCTTGAGTGTTTCGTCCAGATAACACGTTTACATTCTTCACAGATATGCTTCTGATACTTTGGAAGGGGTAGATCAGCAATAGCCTCCCAAACTCTCCCTTCGCAGCCTTCGTAGGGGCAAGTTCCTATGATCATTCAATGTAGGAAAGAATTATTGGTAAAGCGTTACGAAGTAGGCAAATGAATTTAGCATCCTCCTCACTGATCGTGTTTTCCCTGAACATAGGGGTAATACTTCTGCGGCCAAGGCCAAGGCTAATATATCTCATTGGCTCCTCTGTGTTCCCCTCTTCCATCCATGGGGTAGTCACCCCGACTCTCCACATAGCATCAGGGTGATGAGGTAAATCCCTACCCGACTCGTACATTTTTTCTAGTAAGGTTATTAGAGCATAAATATCAATCGGCTCACATTCTTTCCAGCACATTTCGCACACTTCTTTCTTTCTCTTAGAGCCGTCCGAATAAGAATCACTAATAGCGAACTGGCAGCAAGCCGATAATTCGTATTTTTCCTTCATTGTGCAAAAAGTAAACTCTCCCAAACTCGAATCATACGAGAATGTGCTCTTGGGGTCTTAGAGTGAATAAACTGTCCACTAAAGCGAATCCAACCGTTTTTAACTCCTGCCCTAAAGACTGCTCCTAAAACATTGCCAAGCCGTAAGTCTTCAAAGGCATTCGCTGTTACCGTTTCCTGCGTCCTACAGAGGTCTTCTAGTCTTTCTAGGGCTACGGAGATTAAATGAGCATTCGCATGTTCTAGGGCGATTTGTAGGCCGTCCTGAGCCATCTCCTCTCCACTCTTCCCGTACTCAGTATCTACCTTATTAGATTTCTGAGCTTGAGTACTGAACCTTTCAGCATGGGCTATGGCTTCTTCGATGCTTTGAGTAAATATCTTCATAGTTTTAGGGGTTCGATAGAATCTAAGGCTTCCTGAGCTTTTCTCTTTATAGGCTCAAAATGGTGGTTGATAAATTCTTCTGCTAGAGGGTTTGGTTTACCCATAATTGTGACAGCTTCACTCTCTGCGATCTCTTTCAGCGCACGCTTTAGTTTCTTGAGCTTATGTGTAAGCGTGATAGTTAATTGCATCTGCCTATCAAATACATCTAACCATTGGGCAGGAGAAATCTTCTTTAGCTTCTCTCGTTCAATTTCTTCTATGCCCAGCTCTCGCCAAGCCCATTCAATAGTAGTTTCTCCTATAGGAAGATTCAGATTACTCTGATGTGTAGAGCCGGTGATCTTTTCTTCTGTGCTCATAATGTGATTTTGTTAAAAGCGAGTAATTCTTGTTGGCGAGCATTGAAGAACCGCCCCTCATTAAATTCCTTTGGAGTCTGTAGACTTACTTCATTTGGAGGTACTCGTTCTCCATCGAAAGTGTGGAAACAGTTACCGCAGACATGAATATCTGTGAGACATTGCCTTGTATGGTGAATGTCGATAGTCATATTTTCTGGCAGGAAACAATTTCGGAATCGTCGGCGTGTCGTGCATCACCCAATGCCTCTTCTTCGGCTTCTCTCTTGGAATTAGCCTCAATGGTGTACATGCTGGTTACAACGATGGCGTATGTGCTCATAGAGAGGATGGGGAAGAGACGGCTCCTAATGTAGCTCCGTTCTTCAGTTCTTCGTATTTGAATTGCATGGCGTGGAGAAGGTCTACAATGGCTCCTTCCATTTGTTTTCTACTCTGCTCTGTGTGTTGTTCGCCGCTAAGCACCATAGAATTGAGGAGGCCAATTGCCTCCATAGCCTTGTGCATCGCATTTTTGTCACGCTCACTCGCTACCAATGCGCCTTTCGCCGTGCTCTTCACAAGGCCTAATGCCTCGTCAACTTTATCAATTTCTCTTTTTTGAAATTCACTCTCAATGAGCGAGAGAAGCTTGTCGTAAAATACATCAGTCAACCAAGGTGTGTTGGGTGCCTCCTCATAGAGGAGCTTGATGATTGCATCGCGGAGAGAATTAGAGTTGCTCATAGAGTAAGTAAGGAAGCGATGGTTAGAGAGGCTCGTTAGGTAAAGGGATTTGGCAGTTTAGGAACTCTTGTGCCCACTGACGGATCTTCAGCATGTACGTTTCTATTTCGCTTGTCGTGAGCAGGGTCGTTGTTTTGTCTATCTCTCGTTCTGCGTCTCCTACAGTGACAAACATTCTTTCGAGGAACTTCTCTTTCATCTGCGTGTGTACGTCTTCCGCAGAGAGCCCTATTTCATCTGCAATGGTCTGGTAGACAACGGACCAGAGGTAGGCGTTCTGTTTCATTGATCGGTCCTTCAGAGACCTACCACATCCAGAGCAGCGAGTAGGAGCGTTGCTCATTTTGCCTCAGTAATAAGATACACAATACACTCTTCTTTTAACTCCTCAGAGAGAGGTAACTTTGTAATTTGAACAATGAGGTCTACAAGAGAGGGTCTTATATCGAAGGGAGTCGTTACTTTCGCCTTCTGTCTCTTATCCTTCAGTACACGCTTGTAATATGAACGATTCTGCGCCCGTTTCTTTTCCTTCTCCGTTGGTCTTACGGTAAAGGAATCTTTCAAGGTGAGTTCTACTCCCTCTTGATGAGCTGTATGTAACCAGCCTCTTTTCTCCATTTCTGTTTCAATACGAGTAACTGTTTTCTTCTGAGGCTTCCTTGATCCGTTTAGGAAGTCACCTAATACAGAAGGTGGTACACCTGAAGACTGAGCAAATTCATCTCTGGCAATACCAGAAGCGAGGATTGAGTTGTAGAGATTTTTTCTCGTAGTAGAGACAGACATGAGTAGGGGGGTAAGAGTTAAGAGTTACTTAGCACGAGCGAGAAGATCCTTTAGCTCAGAAACAGTGAATTTCTTTCCTTCGATCTCAATGGTCTTTTCCGTATCAACTGGAATGCTGGAAAGTCCTGTGATCTTCTTTGTAAGTTCAAGATCGAACTCTGGTATTTTAGCGATCTTGGCCCACTGAGAGTCACGGACACGACCCCATTCTTTTTCCCATCCTTCACGAGCATCTAATGTGAAGTCGGAAAGAATTGTATTGATCGTATCTTTTATCTGCTCAAAGCGACTTTCTGTTACGGGTTTGTTCCAAGCCATGAGATTCTTGTGGTACCCAGAACCTTGAGATTCAGAACTCCCTTCACCTAGACAGAAAATCATCTTCTCAGACTGGCGAAGTCCTTTCGAGAAGTAACAGGAGGAACAGGAGGAACAGGAGTAACAGGAGGAACAGTAGGAACAGGAGTAACAGTAGAAACAGGAGGAACAGTTATCGTTCGTATCTTTAGACATAGATAGGGGGAGAAATAAGAGTTAAAGTGATTCAACAATAGCTTGTGCTCTCTTGAGGTTTTCTTTGTAAGCGAGTTCGGCGAGGTTGAAAGCATCTTCTATGAGCTTGGCCATTGAGCCGCCGAGTTTTTCATCGTATCGGGAATGTTCTAGCAAGGCTGGAATTATCTGTTGGCTGTAGCCCTGTAAGCTGATGGCCGCAGACTTCACCGCCTGGGCATCTACAGTAGCTTCTAGTTTCCTTTCTTGAGTAGGAGTCATTTGAGGGGGGGAATATATTACGGATTCCATAGCGTCACCTTCAGCAGCAAAGACGTAGTTAAAGTAACTGGGTTTGCCTTCACGCTTCTTCTCTACTTTACAGATAGTTACTCTGTCCAGCGGCTTGAGAGTTTCGAGATCCTTCTGTTCGTACTCGTTTGCGTAGAAGGCCATTTCTGCGTACTCAGCATCAGAGAAGATGTGGAGCCATTGGAATTTTCCTGGGATCTCTAGTTTCGTCTTGTAGTCGGTAGCAGGATATTTACCTACGAACTTCTGATAGGTGACTTTCCTTGGGATATTGATTGCCAAGAGTTTTGATAAATATATTTTCGACATAGCTATGAGTTGGTTAGAGCAGGAGCAACCTGCGAAATAAAGTTAAGAAAGGAATTTAACACAAGCCTTCATGTCTTCGTTCGCTTTTGTAAGATCCATTATCATCTTGTCGAGAGTTTCGATACATTGCTTCGCAGAGAGGTCAGCCATTGTCCTAGCGTTGACATAGTCGATTTCGGCTTGAGTGAGAGTCATGGTTAGAGTGGGTTAATGATTAGAAACATAAGACCTATGCCGATTATTATGTGGAGAGCTTTCACAAAAGGTCTGGGGTAACAGCTTGTAAAGCGTAGGCTTGTTGATCTCGCGACACAGAATCCTCATACGGTGTGTCAAAAATCTCTGGGTAGTTCTCCCTCATAAAACTTTCCACGGGGACTTCTTTTTCTTTTTCCCAATACCCGCAAGTATCACATTCGTATCCTGATACTTCTCGCAATGTGCGGTAATGGAGAACGTCTGAGCAACTAAGGCAAGGAGGTTTGGACATAGAGGGGTGAGGGAAGGAGATGTGCTCAGTATAGTTCAAGCACGATGAACGCGCAATGCGAAATGTATTGTCACGCAGGGCATTTCTCATCCTGGTCTATCATGTACTTCTTAATCTTCCGTTCCACCCAAACAGAGGTTTTGACCATCTTTGCCCTCAAGGTTCCGTCTTTAGCCCATTGCTGGGCAGTGCGCTTTGGCTGGTTATTCTTCTGAGCCCATTCTTCTAGTGAAATTAGCATATAGTGAGTTAGGGATATGGAAAATCATCATAGCACGCTTAGAGCGCAGATGCAAATACGTACGCCTTCCGTACGGATGCGTACGGATGCGTACATACCAAGAGCAGTTTTTATGCTACCCGGCCCTATAGAAGCTGTTTTAGCCTGAACAAACTTGTCATTCTTTGGCTGTAGTCTTTACCCTCTGCCATGAGTTTTATATCCGCTTTCTGAATAGTTTTTAATAGAGCTAATTGCGGAGGTGTAGCTAGTTGCCGTTGGCCACTCTCTGATGATCCAAATACAATCTTATTGATCATTCTGATTTCGTTTTTGTAGACTTCAATGTCTGTAGGCTTGAGATGGTCTTTAATCGACGCTGTTAAGTCTTTATAGTCATCCCCTACTTCATTACGCAAAGAAATCAGATTATCATAGATCCATTCGATACAAAGCACCTTAAAATCGGCTGAGAGCCACATGGCAAAATCTATAAATTGGTATGGGTGCATCCACGTTCCTCCTCGGTCACTCTTCATACCTTTACTTGTCCTAATAATGTCGTCTGACAAGAACACTCTATCAGAGTGATCTTGGTTTAAACGCCTTAGAAGGGCCTCAATCATCTCTTTGGTCTCTGGCCTCTTCATGTAATGGTCTAATCTTTTCTTAGTTTTGTGGATCTGCTTATTATAGACGACAAGGAGGTCATTGGCATTAAACATCCCATCTTTGCTTTCTTGCCGCACTTCATGGCTTCCAAGAACCCTCTTCATTATAACGGATGTTTTCATGTAGGGACATTACCCATATATTTACCATTAATCAAGGACAAACTAAAAAAGCCCCTACCTTTTGTTGATAGGGGCTTACGGTTGATCAGTTCTTCTGAAATCCTTGTCCACATTCAGAAACCGAATTCATCACACCTTCTGCATAGAGGTTATGAAGGCATCCTGTAGAGAGAGAGGCTTCTGTGAGTCGGAGATTCATGTCTGCGATCTGCTTCACTCGCTCTGGAGTGTCCAAAGTCTTCTTTGGAATGGATTGTTCACGAGCGACGACACAAACGGAACGATCAAGGGTTCGGTTCGTAATCTGGGTCTGGTTATTGAACCACTGAATGGAATGATACACAGCGGTTTCCTTGTACGGCATGACGATGGATGACTTCGGCATCGAGCACACACGGAGGGCAGGAGACTCTGCGGCGCTTGCACCGAGAGGAAGTCCTACGCTGAGGAGGGTAGCTAAGGAGAGAAGAAGACTTCTCATAAAGTGGGGGAGAAAAGAAAGATAAAATAGACGAGTTAAGGATAGTTGTCAACTTCCTGATCTGGCTAAGACTAAAGCGGCGCCAAGGAGGAAAGCTGAAAGCCATCCAAGTCCTGCCGAAAGATTACCTTCTGCGAAGCCAATAAGACATGAAGCCAGTGAAAAGAAACACCCTAATACTATAAGCAAATTCATAACGAGTTGAGGGAAAAGAGAGATAACTTCCTTTCGATGTTCGAGACGTAACCAGCCTTGGAATCGAGACCGCCACCATTCGCGCATGCAGGGCAGTTATGACCAAGGACTGTACGGCGAATGCTTCCGTTGTACTTGGATCTTCGGAAGACGATTTCATCAGCCATCGCCTGAAGCTGGAAGTGGGTCTCTTTCCATTCCGGGTTCTTTTCGAGGAACTTCTTGGCGTTCATTCCGTTTCGAGCACAGGCGTTGTATTGAAGAATCCCGAATGAGCAGCCGTGATCTCCGACAACGTGAGAAGCAAGCGAGCCGTTCTCCGCGTAAATCTGTGAGACGTACCAGCGTTGTTCCGTTTGTGGGATTTCTCTCTTGGTAAGCATGTCCTGGAAGTCTTTGAGGATGCGATTCTTGTACTCCGTATCGAAGCCTGAGAGCGTCCAGTACTTGCCCTGAGACTCTGGAAGAGAAATAGAACGTCCTCCGATCTTCGGATTGAAGTAGAAGGCCTGAGCAGCAGGAGCCAGAGGAACAGACCAAACCATCTCAAGGAAGAAGACGAGGATGCCGAGCCAGACGTAGGCTTTCATACAGGATGTTAAGGAGGGGAGTTTTTTGTAGGTTCCGATGATGGAAGTAGTGTGGGTGTTCATAGTTTTGGAAGTAAAGGCAGTGGGTGGAGTTTGGAGCACTTGTCGGCGAACATAGCCGTGTATTCCTCCCAGATCGTGAGACCAGGGCCACCCTCTTCGCTGATCTTCTTCTGCGAATAGTACGCCATACACTCTTCTCGAATCCTCTCGATTTCTTCGGTCCTCTCGTAGACAGAGGGCTCACTCACCGGGATTCGTTCCACTCTGCTTGGATCGTCGAGCTTCATTTCGGAGTAGCAGTAGCCATCTTCCGATAATCCAATAGCGCTGGGCTTCCATTCGCAGTTGAGGACAGAATCTCCCCAACGAAACGCGACGTGGTCTCCCTTTTGGAGAATTCGCGATTCTTTTGGCAGTTGTACCGAATTGACGATAACGCTCGTTGGATTTGTGCATCCAGTAATAAGCAGGATACCAAGCCAGACGTAGGCTTTCATACAGGAAGAGAAGGAAGGGGTTTTTCGGTAAAGGCCGACAATTGAAGTCATGTGGGTGTTCATTTAGAGAGGGGAAAGAGTTCTACAATCTTGAGGCCAATCATAGCCGTATTTACGGAGCATCATCTTGTCTATTCTTTGGCAGGATTGTTCGGCTTGGATCACTGCATTTCCTGTCTGACGCCATTGAGCGTTGATGAGGAAAAACGAAGTAACTGCCATTCCAGATATTAAGCCCATTGCCATCGGAAGAAGATACTCACGTGGAGAAGGAGAGCGCATCATAGAACAGCGGGGAAAAGAGCAAAACCAAATGTTTTCAATAGTAACCCGAACCAAAAAGCCAAAGGCACGAGTAGGAAAATGAATGAACCAGAACGGAACATAGAGTGGGGGGTGAGGAAGTAGGTTTGGATGTGTGACTCAAGTATAGCGTAGTTGACATATCTTTGCAAGGTGTTCTAAAGTGCAGAGACACAGCCGTATCGTGGTTATACTGTAGAAGGTTTCCAGTCGTCTGGCTGGGGAGGCAGAATGGCTGTATTTGATCGGTGCCACGCACAATGATGAGCAGGACACATCCAAATGACATCTAGCCAGTGATCTTGATAGTAGTTACTATGGTGAGCTTGCACCTTGAGGATTTGTCCACATACTTCACATGGTTGCTTCTCAAGAGTCCCGCGCCGTAGGGCATAGAACACGGCTCTAGCGGCTAGCACACCGACCCACCCCTTCCATGTGGCACGACGTCTTCGATTCCTAGCTGCTTGAAGACGCCATTTGGATGGGTAAAGTTCTTTGCGGATATATCTATAAGATTCCTTTTTCTGGATTCGATTGATCCATCTTCTGTATCGTTTCACTTTTAGATCGCGAATTTTTGTCACTAAGCTCTTTTTCACACGCTTATCTTTGTGAAGGAATTGACGATAATGATTATCGCAAAGCCCTTTTGCTTTATGCTTCTTGCTACAACCTTGGACAGTGCATAGCCGAAGAGGTATGGTTTGCGGGTCATCATAAGACAATGAACAGCATACGTCTTGGGAATGACCTTCTCAAGGCGTTTTGCCATTGGTGACAAAGAACAAGGGGACGTGCCCATGCCTTCCCGGCTCCATGTTTCCTGCATGGTTTGTTAGGGCACATCTCTTTAGTCTTGTTTCGATGATTTGAAGAGACCAAGGAGTGACATGCAGGCCATCGATTTTTATTGGACCGCAACATGCCACTCTTCGGACTCGAAAGGATCAATCCCCCGTGGGATGCTGGCAGTCGCACTGACGATCTTCAGGATGAGGACGAGAGCAGTTCCCACAGAAGATGCTCGGATCGAGATAGATCAGTCCTACCGCCTTACAGAGATAACAAGTCCCCTGAGTGGGGAAAGAGAGGTCCGCCGACTTCCTACTTGGTAGGCATTGGTGGCAGCGTCCGGAGAAAGTCATTTTGAGGAAGGAATTGGGAATGGGAAAACCACTCTTCGTAGGTACTGCATTGCATATTTCGCACGGCTTGCTGCTTACGGTGGATGAGTGAACCCCACCTTCTCTATGGTCTTTACAGTAGTTTCCCGATGGCAGAGCGTCAGTTGGCATCGAATAGTAGGTGACGCCATCAACGGTTTTATAAGAATAGACCTTGTACGTCGAGAGACGGAATCGTGTTGAACCTTTAGACATAGATTGGGGGAGAAATAAGGAATTAAATTCCTTCGCGGAAAATTTTAAGAACAATATCCGAAACTTCTTTATCAGACAGTCCTGAAACCCATGAATCGAAGCGAGTCTCCATATCATCGTCTGTTCCGTTGTAATCCTCACTGAAGTGACACTGTAAGAGTTCTAGAAGGGCCTGTGCTTTTTCTTTTTGGAAGAGGGACATTATGCGGAGGGGAATAAATCTTTTTCGAGTGCAGCTTTTGCTATAGAAGATTCTGATTCTAATTTTTCGAGGGTAGTTACTGCTAGCTTCAACGCCTTCATCGCAATAGGCAAAGTCGCCCACGCTCCTAGTAGTTTCTCGACAGTGTTGCAATCTTTTTCAAACCATTTCTCTGGGTCTGAAGATATTGTATTTGGTTCGTCTACGGAGTCTCTCAACTCCTCAAGCATTTTTCCTATATTTCTTAGTTTCCTATTCTCTGAAACATTTTTCATGGGTAGTGGGGAAGGAAACTAAAGCCATCATAGCGAACGTATATACAAAGTCAAACAGTAATGAGCTTGACATGTATATACGAAAGAATAAGATACGCCCATGCCACATATAACAATTCGTGTAACAGAAGAGGAAAGAACGAACTACAAAAAGGCTGTTGAAGCCAAAGGCATGAGCATGACGGAGGCGATTAAATTTTTTCTAGATCGCTTAGTGAAAAGTGTTTCCCAGAAAAAGAAATGAAAACCCAAGGACAATACAGCCTAGAAAAGTACGTCCCACTCATTGACGTTATCGCTTTTGCCGAACCTATAGACGGGCAATGGGATGAGCTTATTTTCGCAGTCCTCGGTCCTCGTAACTCACCCTTTACTGATGAATCCGTTATTATTCCCAAAACCTCCAAGGCGCATAAAAAAGCCTCGTAAAACTCTTCGGAAGTTCTCCAAAAAATCAGGAGCTATCCGTAAGAAAGATCGACAACTACAGGAGTCAATCGGAGCAGGACATTGTGAGAACTGCGGACACTACGAAGATCACCGAGTTGGTCATCATAAGATCGGTCGTCGTCATCTGGCAACAAGGTGGGATATGAATAATATCGCTATGTTATGCCATACTTGTCACTTCAAGGTTCACACAGGAGAGATTAAACTCTCACTATGACCCATAAACAGATCGAAGGAGACTGCGCCAAGCTCCTCTGTACCAACCTCGCCTTCACTAGAGTAGATGGTATTAGTTACTGCATGACTCACGCGAATGTTCGGAGAGCACAAAAGAGACGTTTTCTTGCCCATCCCATCGATGAAAAAGATTGAAGGAGAGTGTAGCTTCTGCGATTATCTTGCGATGACTCGACAGAGAGGAATCCCTGTCTGTTATGCTTGTTATAAGAAATGCAGGAGTAGGAAGCACCAATACGTTGAAGAAGTCATTCCTCCACCACCAGAACCTATAGAACCTTCCCATTACAAAGGCCGTAGGGCGTTCCTACAGGCGTGGTACCGAAGCCAGGCTACCCCTATAGCCATTAGTCAGTAATCTCCTCACCTAGAGCGTTATTACATTAAATTATGCACTTCACTGTTGAAGGCCAACCACAGGGCAAAGCACGAGCAAGATTTGGGAACGGCCATGCGTACACTCCACAGAAGACAAAAGACTATGAAGAGAGGGTAGGCTGGGCGGCAAAACAAGTTTGTAGAGGACTCATACAAGGGCCAGTCAGAGTAATCATCGTTGCTTACTTTCAGGTTCCTAAAAAATTCAAGAACAAAACCCCATTTCCAAAGCCTCTCACAAAACCCGATCTGGATAACATTGCAAAAAGCTGTCTTGATTCTTGTAATGGGATTCTCTGGAAAGATGATGCTCAAGTCGTGAGTCTTCTTATAACAAAAGAATATTCAGAATTTCCTCGTGTTGAAGTTGATGTTCTAGCTATCTAACAGACGAAAATACATATGCTTCACCATCACCATTGCATGATTCCATGCTTCCTTCCTTGTGTTGAAGTTCCCCGCTCCCATTCCTTCTGTAGACCATCTATATAACCCCGAAGGCCCACGAGTGATCGCTATGGAGAAGCCTGTAATCTCTTGAGAGGTCACAGAGGAGAATGTTCGATCAGTGAACACATAAAGTCAACAAGACTGGTAATGGTAAAGGTAACTATACGTCTCAATGAGTACTTACCCCCATTTTACTATGGTAGTATTCGAAAAAGACTACGTATTACTAGAGGATCTGGAATTCGATGAAGTGGAAAAAGAAATCATCGAAAAGCTGAAGGTAGAAGAAGAGCTACTCACTATGAATCATAAGGGCTCCTAATCTCTTTCGTAATTGCGAGGCATCTTCTGAAATTGTGTCTTCTTCAAGACTTTCTTCTATTGCTACTATTTCTAGAGGAGTAATGGTGAACTCTTTTTCTGGGTGAGAATTATCCATAGATCTAAGATACTCCATCAATAGTTAGACTCAAGTATTTTGCACCATTAGGCAACTCAATCACCAGAGGGATACTTCTTTATGAATGCCTCAACGCCTTCTTCATCTAAGACTCTTCCCATCTTTGCCTATGTACGCCTTCAACGGAACCCTTTGGGTTCCGACAGCCGAACAGGATCTTATAATCACGGATACCAGTGCGTTACAAAGACTAGGCTTTGTACCGATGACCATTAACCTAGATGAGCACATTCTTCCTCAGCTCAATAAAAAAGAGGAGGGGCGCGTGAACGCCTAACTCCTCGTAGATGTACAAAGTTTCCGGATGAACCAGAGGCTACCGGAGCTTTGTGCTGCATAAGCAGCTTTTGATCCTCGAAAACAAAGAACAAAAGCTATTCATGTAGACACACCATCGCCGAAGACTTGAAGGAGCTGGAGTGCTCAGTGACCCACCCTTTACCTAGGCAAGGTGGGATACTTAGAACTCCAAAGAGCTACTTCATTGTATCACATCTTCTCTGGATACGGGTAACTTGCATTGATAAAAATCAGAGAGTATTATTTTCTCGTGCGTAAACAGGAACTCTTATCGGCCTTTCCGTGCAGACGTGTATACAAAAGGTTTACGCACAGTTTACCGTATCCACGTTTGCACAGAGGGGCTTCCCTTTTTTTCTATGGCAAATAACTGGTTCCCTCATGATTCTTCCGCGTCTACAGATCAAAAAATTCTCCTTCTGCGGTCTGAATTTGGGAATGTAGGTTATGCTTGGTATTTTATGATTTTAGAATGGCTCTGGCAAACTGCTGATGGGAAATCGCCCTACAACATTGACTCAATTTCCTTCTTTTTACATGAAGATCGAACGATCATCGAACGATACATCCAACGATGTATTGATCTAGAGTTATTCATTAGAGAGAAAAATGAGTTCTATTCCTTCCGATTGACTCAAGAGAAAGACTTTTGGTTAGAGAAATCTAAGAATGGGAAGAGGGCTGTTGCTATTCGTGAAGCCAAAAAGAAGAAGATTGACGAGAACAAAGAAAAGAATACTAGTATCGAACGATCATCGGATGATATATCGAATGATCATCCCGTACCAACCAACCGTACCAACCAACCAACCGTACCAACATCTATGTCCGATAAATCGGACGCGAAAATACAAGTGATGAATGAACTTGAGATTTTCTCACGCTGGCTTTCTGGTGCTGGTATCTTCTCTGACAGAAAAACGATTACGGAGAAGGCTAAAAAGAAGTGGAATGCTCGCCGTTCTAAATACAGTCCCGCGGAAATTACAAACGCTTTTAGCAACCTTGTCAACGAGCCTGACAGATGGAAATTGAACAACAACGGCCATCGTCCGATTTCGTGGTGGCTTGATTCTGATGATCGACTGGAAGAAATGAAGAACTGTCATTTGAAACGTTCCGCAAACCAAAAGCCTTTATATATTATTCCCTAACCACAATTTTTATGCGTTATGTTATTTCCTTCTTTGACCGCTCTACGAAACGTGTCCCTCAAGAGGATGTTCCACAGTTCATGGCCGCTATGAACAATTCAGGAAATGTTCTCTGTCGAGGGCAAATGTACTCAGGCAAGAGTATTTCTAGCATTCAATCTATCATCGGATATTACAAAGACCGTGTTAGTGACGCGAATGAATCAGGTAAATTCTTCTGTAAATATGGATACCTCCACCCAGCAAGAGGCGAATGTTCCTGCAAGGATGCTGGGAAGGAACGGATGTTGAATGAAGAGGAAATGACTGCTTTGCCGTTATGGAACGAAGCGATAGATGCAAGCGCAACAAAATCTTTATTATCTTCCTCAGCTCAGAGATGACAAACCTCCAAGAGCTATCCAAAGGCCACAAAGGTTGTCTTCGATGTGAGGGGGTTGGTTCTTACGTTTTCCATGGAGTAAAGATATTCTGTGAGAGCTGCCATGACATAGAAAAGATCACGGCAATGTATGCACTGATGGACTCCCATTTTCCGAAGCCTGATACAAAACCCGAGAATAAAACATGGGAAAAGAATGCAGAGATGTTAGGTTTCGCTGATGCCCAAAAAGTCCTCAACACTAAACCCATGACTAAAATATGATGAGCAAGAAAGAAATCCAGCGTAGGCAAAAAGAATGTCCGAAACATATCAAGAAAAAAACTCTTGTGACATTCAAGGACGGAACAAGACACCTAGAAGTCCGCTGTAGACTCTGCCAGAAATTCTTTGGCTACGAGAAACAGAGCCAGAACGCCTACGATCCTGAGCGTATAAAAGGCTTGAGCTATGACGATCAAATAGCATACGAACAAGAGCTTTTCAGGAATGGATTTATTGCGTGACGGGTTCTTCCGAGTAGAATAGGGGTATGGATGGTCCTAAAACCCCAGAGCGTCCAGAAGAGTGTGAAGTTGATCTCACGGCCCTACCGAGCTATCAGATTTTGAAAGAAGCCGAGGCCCAGATTACTGATATAAGCGGAACATAATTCTCAAGAATTGGTAAAGGAACCCTAGCTTTCGCTTTGGATTCCGAGTACCATGTGTTTGATGAGAAACACGTCCAGTACTGTATCACAGGCAAACCCTTCAATCATAGTTAAACCAGTTGGGCTACAATCTTCTGAGCTTATTCGCATTGAATGCAAGTGCGGTGAGCAAATGAAGATCGACACTACTTCTCAGTGGGAAGTAGAAATGATCGGACAATGGAAGTTCACTCACCACTGCGGATGGACCGTAACAGTTCCGAATGATGAGCTGATCCAGGACATTAAGGACCATCCAGAATGGGCGAAGCCAGAACCTTCCCTCATTAAAGGCTCTGCAAATAACTCACCAAATTTAACGGAATGGAAGGATGCCCCTCTCTCCTAACCCCTAAGACCCTATGGAACCCAACGAAGAACTCCCAACAGAAGAAACGTACGACAAAGTCCTTGGCCGTCTTCTCTTAGAATCTGCAAAAGACCAGCTAAAATGGATCAAGAGTGGCATCGTAGGAATCTCAGTATTCTTCATCTGCCTTGGAGCGCTTGGTGTAATCGCTTTAGCTCGAACTATTTTTTGATTTCCCCTCCAAATGACCAAAAACCTAACACTGCTTCCTATGAAATATGAATATTGTTCCTACAATGCTAGTAAGGTAATTATGCCAGAACAGATGAATGAAATGATTGAGGAATTCAACAAGCTAGGAAAAGAAGGATGGGAGCTTTGTGCTTATCATGGTGGTTTTCTTTTTGTCTTTCGTCGTGTTCTCCCAATTTCCTCCCCTAATCTATGAGTACATGTGATCACAATCAACTCTTCAGCATCCAATTGAATGGGAATAACCATTTGTTATGCAAAGAATGCTCTATAGAGTTCTTCCCTAATGGTTGTAAGTTCTCAATAGAGAAATGTGCAGATTGCAAGTTGGCAAACGTTATGAGAAAAGATTGCCTATGCCCCTGTCACTCAGAGGAGAAGCCGAAGGATCGCTGCACATGTAATGACACATTTGGAGGAGTACAACCTCAGTGTCCTGTTCATAAGCCCACCCCCCAGAAGCAATGCGAGGAGAAGAGCGACGAGAAACCTAAACAGAGCTACCACCGTATCCGATGCAACGAATGTGTTGGCCATCATAAGAACGCAGACCACTCGGAATGCTGTACACTCTGCTGCATTGAGTCACAACCTAATTCCCTTTAACCCCCTCTCAGTATGTTATCCACCATTCTTCCTTTCATTATTTTGTTAATAGTCGCGATAGTCTTCTTCAGCATCCCAATGGAGCCAGTACTCCAAAGGATCGGAGGGATCGTTATTGGAGTTGTTGCACTTGTTATGCTGCTTCAGTTCACGAAGATTCTATGAGCCATTACCTTTCAGATGAATGGCGAGACAAATTACTTGCAGCAGGATTCCCGAAAGAAGACCTGTGCATTGGTGTTGCAGAAGAGATAATCAGTAAGTTGCCAGAAGCCCTTTATCTAGGAGAAGAACGGAATGCTGTCTATCTCAGCATCATGCCCGACGGTTCTAAGTGGATTGTTCTCTACTCACCTGAGTACGATCAAAGACGGTGCGACAAGGAGAACTTCTGGAAACGGAGCAAGAACTCTTTGGCTGATGCAGCAGCGATCATGTACGTCTTCCTTGTTGAACAGGAGCTCCTCCAACCCAATTACACGAAGATTCTCTGATACTTGCCCTCGCTTACTCCAAAGCCCGTGGTGGAGATGTTCACCTCTATGGCCCTGATGTCTTCATAGATCCTATAATTGACCGTCTATTCCCCCTAGACACTCCCACAAAGGAAGTCTAAGATAGATCCCCTATGAACTCAAAAACCTGCACTCTCTGCCAGAAATCAAAGTCTATCTCTGAATACCATAAAGACACCAAGGGAACAGATGGCTTTGCTGCTCGTTGCAAAACTTGTAAGAACGCTAGCCGCAGACAGGTAAAAGTTAATATGGTAAAACTAAGCATTCCTAAGACCGTAGCAAAGCGAGAACTGAAAGAAGCTATCAAGGAGCCAAAGAAAATTACACAGGCCTCTACGGTCATTATTACAAGAAATAGCATCTTCGAGGAACTCATGGAGAAGTTCAATGCTCCCTTCACGCTCACTGTTACAAAACAAGGCTCACGCCTCCAAGTCCATACCAAGAACCCTGATCAGAGTTGGAAAGGAGACAATGCAACACAAATCCTAGAGAAAGCACTTTCGTTTCGTCTATGAGAAAGAAGAAAAAATTGCATCGTGAAAAATATGAGCTTAGACTAGAGACTCTTTCACCCCCTACCATGACTGATTTACCCGTACCAGAAGGCTTTGATCTCACACAGGCCGTTCTCCAGTTGCAAGTTGATCTCGAAGCTATGAAGGCTGCCCCAGCTCCTGTTGACCCTTCCGCACCTGTTGCCGTTGACTTGACTCCTCTTGAAGCTCGCATTAAGAATCTTGAACTCCGAGTCTTCGAACCAAGCGAAATTCAAGCTGCGTAACTCAAAAAGGGGCTTTCTTCGGAAAGCCCTTCATGTAAAATAGCTACTATGAAAAAACGCTATCTAAAAGTTACCGAAAAGGACATGATGAGGTTCGGGGACGTCTGGAGGTTCAGAATTGGAGCCGAGATAGGTACAGGGAATATCAAGTTTGAGATCCTGTGTCAGAACCACGAACTCGATGAGAAGAAGATTCAGGAGATTAACAATGAATTTAAGAACAGTCTCAGATACTGCAAGCACTACGGAGGGTACTATGACGAGTCAGCTACCAAAGAAGAAGTCACTACAGCTATGAACAAACTCAGTTCTACGAATATGGGAATTGGTATCAAGATTGCCGACGATCCACTACCAGAGTTCGTTCCTTTCTCTCTCTAGGAGACTATACTTTTGACCATCTCAGACCTCACCCGAAAACTTTCGCTTCCTGTTCTCTATGACTCTGTATAGTTATCATTGTGATTGTGGCCAAGACGTAGAACAAGATTTCCCCTTTGGTAAGCCAAGAAAAGTTACTTGTGACTGTGGAAAAAATATGTATAGAGTCTTAGGTATCCCTACTGTAACATTTAGAGGAGAAGGGTTTAGTCGAGAGGGGACAAGACATTAGTTTGTGCTACACTAAAGATCTATGCCGAAACACGCAGGAGGACGGCCAAGCGAATATGAAGCAAAGCATACTGCTTTCGCTCTTTCGTATGTAACTCTCTACGAAGGTCTAGGTGATGCCGTTCCTACAGTAGAAGGCTTATGTGATGAACTAGGAATTTCTAAACAATGTTGCTATGAGTGGGGAGATAAGTTCCCAGAGTTTGGTGACGCCCTAGCTGCTATTAAGGTCAAACAGGGCCGTTTGCTCCAATCTAAGGGTTTAAACAATCAAACAAATTCTGTCATTACTAAGCTCATGCTCTCCGCTAATCATGGCATGGCTGAGAAGACAGAACAGGATCTTACAAGTAAGGGCGAGAAGATTACTGGTGTTGCTGTAGAGTTCATTAAAGCCAAATGACAATCCTTAAAGCACAATGCCCTGAAATCTTAGAGCCACTTTACAATGACTATCTCCGATATGTTATCCTTGAAGGAGGAAGAGGTGGGATGAAGTCTCATGGAGTAGCGACTTCTCAACTTGTCAGAGGAATGAAGCGTCCTATGCTGTTCCTTGACGCTCGTGAGATCCAGAAGTCTATAGCCGATTCTGTTCATGCTCTCCTTGAAAAGAAGATCAATGACCTTGGAGCTGGTAGCTTCTATAAAATTTTAGATAACGAGATTCGAGGAGATAACGGGACGCGCTTCATATTTGCCGGGTTAAGACACAATATCTCGAACATTAAATCCATCGAAGATGTGGACGAATGTTGGGTAGAGGAGGCACAAACCGTGAGCGATGCGACTTGGAAGACGCTTATACCCACTATCCGTAAAGAAATCTCGCCTTGTTGTTATGTTGCGTTAGGGATGGGCACAGAGGCACAGAAGCCTTGTTCTAAATGTGGGAGAGAGATTCCGCTCAATAAGATTATCCCTTCAAGAATCGTCGTTACCTTTAACCCAGATCTAGAGAGTGATCCAACCTATCAAAGATTCGTGGTCAAAACTCCAAGCAATAGTATCCACATAAAGACGAGCTATAAGGACAATCCTTGGTTCACAGGCGTCATGAGGCAGGATATGGAAGACTTAAAGGCAGACAACTACCAAGACTATCTTCATGTGTATGAAGGACATTGTAAGTCTTCTGTTGATGGTGCTATTTACGCTGAGGCTCTACAAAAAGCTCGTGACGAAGGCCGAATAGGAGAATTTAAGTATGACACCCGTTACCCTGTGTCAGCCTTTGCAGACATCGGATGGGCAGATAACACTTCTTTCTGGTTCCTACAGTTGATTAACGGACGGCCTAGGGTTATTGGGTGCTATCAGAATCAATTCAAGCGCACACCGTTCTACATAGAACAACTAGAGGCGAGAAAGTATAGATATGATCGTATTGTCCTGCCTCACGATTCAGAGAATGAACACGCTAATGCCGAAAGAACATGGCTACAGATGTTCCAGAAGTCTTTTCCTAACACTAGGGTCTATGCAGGGAAGAGACAGGCTGTTGAATTACGTTTAGAGGCCACAAAGAACATGTTTGATCTTGCTGAGATTCATCAGGATGGATGTTCGGATGGTCTATTCGCTCTCGCACATTATCATTATGCTATTGATCCAGATACGAAGAAAACGACGAGAGAGCCTTTCCACGGGCCAGAGTCGAACTACGCTGATGCGTTTGGATATATGTGGCTTGAGATGATAGAACCAAAGAGACAGAGAGAGAGTTTTAAGAAGAATAGTATTTATACAACAGTTTAGTATTTATGCGAAACTACCAAAGTACAGAGTTAGAATTGCCAATAACCCAATAATCTATGTGGGAAGATAACGGAACCAAAGGCTCACCAGCTCAATGGGAGTTCTCTGAAGTACGAGAGGCAAATGAAACTCGTACAGCAAGAGAACAAATGGAGGAAAGACTAGCTAAAAAGAACAAGATTCGTGGAAAGTCGATTTACAGGTTCCTTCTTGGGAGGTAGGTTAAACGCATTCCCCCTTGAATCATGACAGATCCATCTCTTATCTCTCCTCGCAAGCGTGCGGCTATGGGACTTGTTGCACAGCCAACAGTAGACTTCTCTCCGAAGAATACTCCAACAGAGTTCAATGGTAACTGCACAGATAACGACTCTGGAGACTCGAACTAAGAAAAAGTTTGCTTCTTGAGTAAGAATCATTAAGATTCTTAGTAGGTGTGTGATGCCGAACTTTTTTCCATGATTGATTCTCTAGATCAACAAGTGCAGAAGAGGAGCGGGTTGTTCCCGATGTACCATGAGATAGATGAGAAGGAACGCCTGTCTCAGGGTGATGTTTCTGATGAGTCGAGAGAATCTACATCTCAAGATTGGTCTGATTGTAAGTACATGATTGACTACCGAACGAATATCGGATGGGACTTAAAAGCTCGGAGAGGAATGAGGATCTATAACGTGACACAAACCATGCAGCCCGATGATGAGGTGAGTAGGATCTTTTTAGGTTACAGCCGCATGATCATTGATAAGGGGATCGAACAGATGACGGAAGGAGAGCCGAATTTTGACTTTGAACCTTTTGGGCCTTCTGATCATCTCAAGACGATAGTATGGAAGCATCTCATTAAGATGGTTCTATCGAATTGTGAGTACAAGTTACATCAGGAGACCTTCTTTCGGGATTACTTTGTGACAGGATCAGGAGTCTTTGAGGTCTATATTGATTATCCAAAACGGACGCTACGGGTGCCGAATAGCTCTTGGCCAGGAGGGTTTGAGTCTATTGTTGTACAGGATAAGAGAAGGCCAAAGGTAGGAGTGCGCGCAGTCAATCCAATGAATTGTTGGAGAAACCCGAACATTGATCATTCAAATCAAGTGCCTTCGTGCTTACGTAGACGCGTTATTACATGGAATCAGTTCGCTCAGGACTTTGGCCGTTGCCAAAAGCCAGATGGAAGCCCGATGTATGAGGATCTCGACAAGTTAGCGAAGGGGACACATGTTGCTTTGTTCTATTACCAAGACGAGATCCGAGACATCTATCGAATCTATGCCAAGCCTTTTGGTTCTCAGTCTGATGGGAAATTAACATGGCCTCCTCTCGACGGTCTTGGGATTCGTGTTCTCAATAGCTCACTCAAGATCCACGAAGAGACGAAGGACAAGATTGTCTATCGCTCTACTGGTCTGAATATCCCAGGGATGTGTTCTCTACGATGGGGCACGTTCTTTGATGCGTACGATAAGACCTTCGATGGCAGCCATTCTGTTTATGGAATGGGACTGCCTCAGAGAATCGAAGGGGAAGACACGGCACTCCAAACGATGTTTAACATGTATCTAGACCAAGAGCGTTGGGCGGGGACTGTTGCGTTGAACTACAAAGGGAACTCTGGGGATAGTTACTTAGATCTGGATGCGAATAGGTTTGTAGGAGGAGAATTAATTGATGGAGAAGTAACACCGATGCCTCTTGGGATCTCACGTCCGAACTCTTTTGATGCTGTACAGAATGTTATTAACACGAACGTCATTCCTTCAACGGGTATCAATCATCAACAGATGACAGGGGACACGAGTAAGACTGCCTTTGAGTTTGCTCAGCGCATTAAGGCAGCGAACAGAGGCGCAGAGCAACGTCTTGCTCGGTTAGAATCAGAAGTGTTCAAGCCTGTCGGTTCTCTCCTGCTTGCGAACTCTCTTACTGTCCTTACAGTCAATGAGTACGAAGCACTGACAGAGGAACAAGTGAAGACCGCCAGAGCACAGATTAAGTCAGGGAAGTCTACACTTTCTGACTACCAAGATTTGAATGGCAAAGACCCTAAGAAGAGGAACATTCAATACATCCCGCTAAAGGGTGAGAAGATTCGTGAAGACTTCACGGTCACGAAGAAAAGGAAACTTGAATATAACGCGGAGTACACGAAGACAGGGCAGACAACGAATACGCTTATTCCAGATAAGACCATGAAGGTAGAGACAAGCTACGTTCCGATGACAGAAGAGTACGTTTACCCTGCTGAATATATTGAGTCTGGTCTTCTGCCAGATTGTATTGTTGATAGCAGTAGAATGCTTGGAGATATGAAAGCTCAGGACGTCCAGAACTTCCAAGCTGCCACGAACTTCTTACTTCAGCTCATGCTCTCAGGATACAAGGGGCTCGATCTGGATAAGGTTGCACAAATGACGCTCGAATTTGCAAACATTGACTCAAAGGATATTCTTACGACAAGTACAGGAGGGTCCGCAGTTCTCGACAAGATCAAGCAAACCCTAGAACAAGCATCTAACCCCCAAGCTAATGCTCAAGCACCTCAACAGATGGCTCCTCAAGCAAACGCAGGAGCAGCTTTTCCCTTCGCAGGAGGACAAAGCCAGCCTCAAAACGCTCTCGAAAAGTCATCGTCAGGCGCTTTATAAGCAACTGACTTACTTGTCGTATGCCTGTAATAAAGACGAACACAGGATGGCTGCACTCTTTATTCGCAACACACTCTTAGAAGCAACAAGGAGTGAATCGAACACTCTCCCCAGTGAGAAAATCTTCAAGGCTTCACCTTCTGACTTCATTCCCGATGCGATGCGAGATGAATAACTTTATGAACACACTTTCTTCCAATTCCTCGGTGGTAGGATACCTTTCACCCAGTCGTAGGACAATCGTTCGCCTGTTTCTAGAGATACAACAGAAGGACGCTCGCAGTACTTTTTACATTGTCCGACAGGTTTCCCTTGAATTGGGTTACACGCTGGACACAAACGGGTCCAATAGTCACGTAATGAGGGTAATAAGAGAGTATTTCGGGAAAGCAGAGCAGTCCATACGATAAAGTTGGTGGCTCGAAGAATACTTGCTTCGACCATTTTGACGATTGAGTTCCTTAATTTTTGGAAAGTAAGATGTTTCATAGCACTCCGATGCTAGCACGAGATGGATGGTTAGTAAGAGCAAGTGCTAGATTCATTCCTAGTTCTCATGTTCTTTTTCATCACAGACGAACTAAGCACGGTGGCTGAGTTCTGGGGGCTTCCACACTCCTGTCCTCAGAACCTAGCCACTTGCTAGTTTTTCCCTCAATTACTATGCCCACTGACGCGAATGGAAACGGCTCAAGCCCTACTTCCAATAACGCCAACGCTCAGGTCGACGTGACTTCGCTCACTCCCGAACAGTTGGAAGCGAACCCTCACTTTGCCGATCTGAAGACAAAGTACTCAGCCGCACGAACAGGAATGGATGATGCCAATGTTTCCAAAAAAGATCTTAAAGCAGAGATCGCTCGTCTTCGAGTCCTCGCTGGAGAAGAAATTACCCCAGAGAAGGAAGACGATTCATCAAAGCCGATTACCAAAGCTGATCTCCAGAAGCAAGTTTGGGAGCTCTCAAATGCTAAGGATATCGATCTCTATGGAGACGAGGAGTACAAGAATGACGTGGATAGTGGAATCCCAAAGGAATATGCCTTGAAGACCGCTCAACTACGCTTTCAATCCAATCCCGACAAAGTCCGCTTAGAACGTCAGCAGTTTATGGCCTCTGGCTCCTCTGCAAGTACTCGCAACGTGTCTTCTATCGACATGGAAGGGTACAACCCCGAAGAAGCGAAGAAATGGGGATACTCAAAGGAGACATGGATCAAACAGCGAGAGATGAAGAAAGCAAGAGGGCAACAAGTTTAATTTCTACCCTCTTACCTATGAATTTATTTAAAGAAAACCGTACTTGCGGACTCTTTTCCCGTATGTCTGGGAAGAGTGCCTATAAGACGTTCCCTAACACGGCTGTTGCACTTGTCGCTGGAGCTTCCGTCCAGTTTGATGAAGGTGGCAACGTCGCCGTTGGTGCTACGAACAAGCAGATTGTTGGTGTTGAAGTCAACGCTCAGGCTCTGAGCACTGTTGGCAATATCGACGTTGTGGATGATGGCTCGATTTGGAAGGTCACTGGCTGCACAGGAACAATGGCAGCAGCAACCATCGGAAAAACATGTGATCTCCTCGCTGGTGGTCTCACAGCAGATCTTGGAACCGATACGAACCACGACCTCACGGTTGTTGGTTGGGATGGTTCTACGACTAGCGTTGCTTATGTTGTCTTTAACCAAGGCGGCCTTGCTCGTCACGTCGCTGGTTTGGCTTAAATTTTGTACCTCTTACTTTTCTAATATATGGCTTTTAACACATTAGGATTCAATGAATTCGTGGACAACGTAGAGCGCACCGTCCTCGAACAGATCCAAACGGCTAAACCTAACATGGTTCGCTCACTCTTCCGCTCTGTTCCTTGGAATCCAGGGGATGGAGAGAAAGTAACCTTTAACTCGGTTTGTCTCTCTGGTTTCGCACCACGCGTAGTAGAAAATGAAAACTATACTGTTGTGAACCCAACGAAAGGCAATGAACTCTCTAAGACGCAGTTGCAATTCGGCGATAAGCTTGAAATCACTCGTCGTATGATGAAGTTCAATGACCGTTACGCAAACGCTCAATTCGATGCTCAGGCTCTCGTTCGTCGTTTGATGAACTCTCTCGACCTTGAGATGACGATGCAGTGTTTCGCAGAAGCTGATCAGACCACCTTTACTCCTCTTTCGAGCACAGGTGCAGCCTATAACATCGCCACAAGTGATGCTCAGCCTCTCGTCTCTACTGCTCACTCCTACGGTGGTGTGACATTCAGCAACATGTTGAGCAACGCCACACAGGCAGGAGGTGTTGCCCCAGTTCTCTCTATCGGTAACGTGACTGCTGCTATCACTGCGATGGTACAGAACACGCCAGACGACTTTGGAACGTATATCGCTCCTCAGCCAGACACTCTCTTGATTGCGAACGAACAGACCATGATCGTAAAAGCTCATCAGATGTTCGGTTCCTCTCTCACCCCAGAGTCTGCTAATAACGCTGTAAACTATTACGGTGGAGCTGGTTCTATGAAGGTGATCGCACTGAACTTTGGTGATCGCAAGCCTAACGGCGCTGTTGATGCCAATGCTTCGACAACGAATATGTATCGCTGGGCAGTTCTCGACTCCAACATGATCGCTCGTGCATGGCAGTTGATGATGGCCGAGGACCCAACACCAGAACAGAAGTTCACGGACTCAGACAACGTTCTGGCTAAAATCCTTGTAACGCAGTTCGCTGCTTACGCTATCGTTCAGCCACAGGGATCGATCTACTCGCTTTCGATCACGAAGCCTACTCTTAGCTAATTCCCCCCTTTCCAAATGTTTACAGTATTGACGAACTTAGCACTGGGGGTCGTCTCGACGCTTATGGCGCAGATGATGGCTATATCAGGTCTTCCTGTCGGATCTCTTATTATCCCTGGGCATTTAATGTTCGATAATACGAATAATACGAACATTGAGTACGTTGGTCTACAACAGGTAGTCAAGCACACAGCTACAGGCCCTGACTACATCACGAACGGAACACAATCTGGTGTCATGATTAAAGACAACGGAAACATTGTGTTTGGTTCTTACACGAAGAACTGTACAGGAACAGGAGGATCTACTGGTCTCTATGACACCTGTTTTATTAAACCTCTCCTAAGTTCTAGCGGATCAATCACACGTATCACGCTGATGGTCTCTGCTTCACCAAAAGTAGTTAGTATCGACTGCGGATTCACAAAAGCTGCTAGGACAGCAACTGGAACTGTTTTCCAGAACTTCAATAACTTCTCTACATCAACGGGAAGCATTGTCGTGTTTGGAACAGGTTCAATACGTTGGAACGGTGCAGATAACATTAAGTGTGGGACGCTCACCGATCCTACAGCTTCCTTCGCTGCGAAGTTAAAAGTTGATTACTTTGATGAAACATCTGAGTAGTTTCCTCACTCTGATCTCTACGGAGGTCGGAGATGAGTAAATTTCCCCCCTACCTTCTATGGATGGTCCTAACTTCGAAAGCCTCTTCCAGTCAATGAACTGCCTCAATGGTGAAGCAAACTTGAAAGAGATCGTTCAGTATCTGCGCTTCTCAAAGAGCGAAGGTGGCTACCAGACGTTCCTCGCACACTATCTCCCCATGCTCCCAAAAGAAGAATTTGATGAGTTCATTGTTGATGTCACTGATTCTGCAAAATCCGAAGAATTGAAGAAAGGGTTTGAGGTCAAAGAGGAAGAAGAGACAGTTGAGAAAAAGAAGCCAGGACGTCCTAAGAAGGAAGAACCTATTTCCTCACCCGCCTCACTATGATCTCCTCACGAACACTCTGGGCACCTACCGTTGGATCAACAGTCCTCCTTGCTGGTAAAGGAGTGACGAGACTTTGTGATCTTGAAGTACAAAACGGCACTGCCGCCATCCTCTACGTTCAGTTATTCAATGCAGCTTCTGCAAGCGATGTGACGATAGGGACTACGGCACCTGACAAGGTTATTAAAGTAGAAGCCAGCGTTGCTGTGCATAGAAGTTTCCCTAACCCACCAGACTTCCCGCTTGGGCTTTGCTACGCGTCGACAACGACAGCCACGGGCTCTAGCACTGCTGCATGTTCGATTAATTTTGATCTAGCGTAATCCCCCTTCTGAAGATGGCCAATCCCTTAGTCAGTGAAATCATCACACGTGCTCGGGGACTAATCCGAGCAGAACAGGGTAGTGATGTCCCTGCTGTTTCAGATGATTTTATGATCTCTGCCATCTCTGATGCAGACAAAGAACTTTTGAGAGCTTTTCGAGGAGGTGGAGGGAATACTCCCTCTTCTATAGCCAGAGAGACGGGATTTAATCTTGCCTCAGAGACTGCTATCAATGACGTTAATGGTGTAACAACAGCAAGCACCTCGATCACTGTAGATTCTACGACTGGGTATGATTCTGCTGGAGCTGCGATGTTTTGGGATAAGGAAATGTTTGACATCTTCTACTACACAGGAATCACGGCTACGACGTTCACGGGTGTCACAGGGATTCAGTTTTCTCACACCGATAATACTGCCATTCAACCACTGCAAGCTCTCCCAGCCAACTTCAAGAACTTTCGGCACACTGAACAGTATGGAGATGGCGTGAGTTTGAACGGTTTCCCTCTAACTTATATGGAAGGGCCACCCCTTCAAGGGAAATTCTCTATGGTGAATGATGGAACGACCACTTACTTGTGGTTATTCCGTGGTTCTACAGGCACCGCAGGAGTCTACTACGACAAATCAGGCTCAAGCATCACGACGACAGGGGACAGCGTCTCATTTTATGATGATTCTCTCTATTTCTACGTCTGGAGGTGTATCGAAATGTGTCTATTTGGCAGAGGAGAATACCAAACGATCCAAATAGCCAAGCAGAAGGGTGATTATGTCAAATTAGACGTCCTCAAGGATAGAAATAACGGCAGGAGAGTACGAGTCCGACAATTCCAGCCTGTTGGTTCTAATTACCGTCTGGCTTTACGTGAAAACGCTTTATGAGTGAAATTACTATCCCCTACGTCAGCTTGCGCCGTCCTTGGACTGGTTTCAAATCATACTTTAGTGATCCAGCCAATGCAGGGTACAACAACCTCTCTTCCCCTTCTCAGAACTGTCTCATCACAGAGTCAGGAAGTGTGGAAAGCAGGAAAGGATACATGGCTGAGTTCTCTATTGGTGTAAATGGAAGTCCTGCTACAGCTTTTTACCTTTCAACCTATGAAGTCGCTTTCTTTGCTCTCGGAACAAAACTCTATTATCGAGACTTTACAACGGCAGCGACCTACGACACGGGGATCACTCTCACGACTGGGACGACGACGAGATTCGCTGAATATAATGGAGATATTTATTGTACTAATACGACTGACGGACCTCGACGAATTGTCTGTATGAGACTCAATGGAAACGTCGCAGCTGGGGATACCTCTATCACGGTAGACGCAGACGGACTTTCACGCTTGCAGGTCTTTAGTGTTACGTCTGGGAATCTGATCATTAACGGTACAGCTGAAGCCTTCACAAACCCTATTGTTCCTTACGGTTCTATTAATGGTGCAGTGACTGATGGAGGATTGATTAAAATAACTTCTACTGCGAATCATAACCTCCTCACAGGGGACTCTATTACGATCACAGGAGTTACAGGCACAACTGAGGCAAACGGAACGTGGACGGTGACGAAGATCGATGCTACCCATTTCGATCTACAGACTTCCGTCTTCACGAATGCGTATGTCTCTGGTGGAGCATTTACATGGGATTATTCAGGTGGATCAGGTGGAAAGGTTCATCTCACGACCACGGCAAGTCAGGCGTATACAGATAACACGTTCGCTCTTGTCGTTCAGAATATCTCTTCTGTTGTTGGGATTGAAAAGCCAAGTAAGATTGAGTTTTGGAAGTCTCGCCTTCATTTGATGGGATTCCCTTCGACAAAAAATGTTGATCAGCCTAATAACTCCGTTATTGCTGGTCAATTCATCGACGGTCAAGCGAACGAAATACAAAACATTATTGATTTTACCTATGGAACTGGTGGAGCGACGAAAATAACAGTCGGTTCTGGAGGTAAACTCACGAATATCTTAGGTGTAAAGGACTTCCTGTACTTCTTCCTTGAGAACAAAACTTATGCAGCAAACTCTGCGGATGTTGTAAAATCAGGTTCTGGGATAGGGAATACCGTCCCCGAGATTAAAGACGAGCTACACGGGTGTCTCAACGAAGACTGCGCAACGATTATGGGTGAGAGCGGACTTCTCTACGCCACAAGTGACAAACGCATCATGATGATCTCGACTGCTACCGACACGGGAGCTGCTGTAAGTGCCCCACAAGAAGACTTTGACGTTCCTATTAGGGGACATCTTGTAAATATGGACAACGATCAAACTGGAGCTCTTGTGTACCACTATAGAGGTGGACGGCAGACGATCTGCCAGTTAAAAGTTAGTGGTCAGTGGTATTGGTTCATCTATGACCATAACATCGTCATTAACCTCGGCCAGACGACGCAGAATGGAGCATGGCAGCCTCCTCAGTCTATTTCTCCTGTCACTGCCTTCATGGAAAGGAATGGAGTCCTTTATGGAACCGACTCATCAACAGATACGGTCTACAGTTACTTCACAACCTTCACGGATAACTTGAACCCTATTCAAGTGGTTGTTGCTACGGGAGAATTTAACGTAGGAAGTGCGATGATGAAGACTGCCATGATGCAGGGAACGATCAACCAACCTTCGCAGATTAACATGAACTGTTATGTGGTAAACGAAACACTCGGAAGGCGTACTGGTTCAGCAAAGATCGTCAATGGGTCGGACTACAACTACAGTGATGACCAGTCTGTCGGTGCAGTCCCTGTAGGGAGTGGAGGCATAGGGCAGTCAACGCCTATCGCAAAGTGGAAGAGGGAGTTTGGTGTCTATCCTTCCGAGGCGAACCGCGTTCAACTTATTGCAACAAACTTCCAAGATGGTGGTTACTTTAGTGTTTCCTATTACTCCCTTGTTGGAGATTCTTATCCTGGCACATTTAAGCCTCAGCTCTAACCCCTTTTCTATGAAAACCCTTCAATCTATCTTCAAGTATATCTCTAAGAGTACGACTTCGACTCTCACAGGCATTCTTGTCCTTTCCTTAGTGATTCGACTTGGGATTTCTATTACACACGCTGCTGGATCGTATGACGTTACTAACGAGTCACAGATGTTCCTCGATAACTCGATCAATGGAACACAGACGACAGGCATTGTCCTTTCATCCCCTCAACTGAACGGTGCTGCTCAGCGTTTCTCTACAACATCAGGCGCAGTCCTTCGCATTCGTTACGGGAACTACCGTGAGGACATTTACACCTCTTCTGCAACGATCAACACAGTCACGAATAAGGTGACACTTGTTGGAGTGACAAGAAATATATGTCCACAGTTTGGAAGAAGTTTTATCTCTTGCGGGAATGGTCGTTCTTGGGGAAAAGGAGCGATCGTAGAGTTGAATGTGGATGCTCGTCTGTTAAACCTAAAGGCAAACGTTGATCGTGGGAATAACTTCACAGCTTCGGGAGCGATTGCCTTTCTAACGAACGGTAGTGGGTCACTGATCCAACCTGTTTATACTACGACAACTCTTCGTGATCATAATCTTGGTGCTGTGCCTCGCTTTGGAATGTCTGCTTGCACTTCTGATACAGGTCTTTGTTATGACGGTCTTGGTGGAGCTTGGGTTGCTCGTGGTTCTAATGCTACGGCGAATGCAAGTGAGACTGTTGCTGGTAAAGTTCAACTTGGAACAATTCTCGATCAAATCGCAAAAACTATACTCGGTTCAACGGGAGCACCGACTGTTGTGCAAACGAAGTATCTTACAAGTTCTGGATCTGTACATGGGACGAACGATTCTGTGAACGCAGGAAGAGTGCTCATGCTGAATTCTTCTGGAGCTATTTCTGCAACGGTAGGAGGTCTTGGACGAGTTAATGCTACCTCGGGAGCACTCATTGTTGCTCAAGGTTCTGGTGCTGTTCGTCTTATTACTCCAGCTCCAAACGGATATTTCTTAAAATCCAATGGAACGAGTTGGGGGAGTGGAACAACAACCGTGACTACTCAGGTAGTCTTCGTAGCTTCTTCCTCTTCCACTTCTACAGGTGCAACGAGCACGAAGAACTTCACGTTTGACACAAACCAATACACGATTCCTGCGAATACACTTGTAGCTGGTGTGTGTTATGAGTTTGATGCGTATTCAAATTATACTACTGGAGGATCCTATACGGTGCAGCCAAATATCCAAGTTGGTCCAAGCGGAGATCAGGCAGCGGGAATTTATACAACTGCTGGATTATCCAATATCCACCACATGTCTTCTGTATGCGGAACGGGGGCGGCTGGTGCTGCTGTGAATGTACGTATCGGGACAAGTTATACCGTGAATAAAACAACAGCGAATAGTGCTCAGTATTCAGAAATCACTAAAGCCACAAATGGGCCGATCCTTGTACGTTTAGGAGGAATTTTTGGAACGTCTGATGCAAGTAATAGTGCTCAGTCTGTCATGCTCATTGTCAGAAAAATTTCTTCTACTGGATTCTAACGCCTACTCCTTTCGCCCAATAAATGGCTACTCTCTCTTCCATACAGGCACTTCAAAAGAACGCTGGGGTTAAACCAACGACTGCTCCTATGACATCTACTCAGACGGCAGTTGTTGCTAAGGATCAGGATGCGACACATGCCGCCACTATTCCTGCCGCTGCCCATGAAGGGATGACTCCAAGTTATAATCCTACGGATGCTGCGTATCTTGAGAAAGGTGCAAACTCAGGAGGAATTGGTGCGAGTGATCAACACGGTAGACAACTTTTACAAGGGGGAAGCTCTACAGGAGCTCAAGAACTTGGCACAATCTATGCAGGAATCGACGCGAAGGCTAAGGCTCAAGCTGCGTCTGGGCAGTCTATCGATCCTAATGCTATTGCAAATGAAAAGGCCGCTGCTGCCGCTCAGTATCAGGCACAACAGAATGATGCCGCTCATGCTCATGCTGCCGCTATTCAGAAGCAACAGAATGATATTGCGAATATGAAAGGAATTACTGCGACAACGCCCGGTGGTATTCAAGCTCAACAGTTCGCACA